AAGCCCTCGCAACTGTCGAGGCACTCTCAAACGACATCGACGCACTTTATGTACTCGACCAGCAAGCCAAAGCTTTAGCTGACCAGGTCAAGGCTATGAAAGCTGCGATCGCAAACAAGTATGACGTTGGCACCCACAAGGGTGAGTTGCACTCTGTCAATGTGGCGCTGTTCGAGGTTAAGGGTTCTGTTGACTACGCCGCTCTGTGTGTCCAGTACGGCATCACTGACGAAGTCTTAAATACCTTCCGTAAAGAAAGCCGCGCTGACATCCGCGTAACCCCAAAGAAATAAACCAACTGCCCCTTCGGGGGCTAGGAGATTGACATGGCATTGCAAGAATGGAGTATGGAATTGCTTACAGTCGTGCTGGAACTCTTGCGCGATGCTGACCCAAAGTCTGAGGCTGCAATTAAAGCGCGTGTTTTGTTGGCTACCAAAATTACTAGTAATTAAGGATTCGACATGAAAATTCAAAACCTGAACCATGCCAATGTGATTGAGTGCCGCTTAAGCGGCATACCTTGCAAAATTGCGTATTGGAACCGTGAGATGTATTCGGTTCTTGACCGCAAGGGTTACCACGCACCTTGGCTTGAAGCAAAAGTCGAATCGTGGGAGATCGACGAGCTTATCGCTCAAGACCGTCGTGACCGTCGTGAAATGAATGATGAATAAACCCTTTCGCCCCTTCGGGGGCTTTTTTGCGAGAATTACATGACAAAAGAATTAAGCCCACTGGCCCGACAATTGCTTGGTAACGCAGGCCACATCGAGCTCTTTACTCAAAAAGAATTTGACGATGCTCTGGCGCTTGCAAAGGCTGAGATCATGCAAATAGCAATTGAGACCACAAAAAAAGCTTTGGCGATTGAACGAGAAGAGTGCGCCAAAATTGCTGATGGCATAGCCCAACGAATGGAAGATGGCGGCGAAGGGCCAACAGGTTATGTTGAGTATCTAACTGAATGCGCAGAAGCTATTCGTAATAGGATGAAAAAATGACAGAATCCGACGAAGAAAAAGCATTACGCATGCTGATGCGCTTGGATCCTATTATTCAAAAGCATTTGGACAAAGTGGTTCGCGACCACGGGGTCATCTTCGCTATGTGCATCATTACCAATGTTGCGACCGCACTGCTGGCGACCGCGGTAGTCGTGCATGAAGAAAATGGCATGAACACCGAAACGTTTATGACCATCGCGCTGCAAAGCTTGCGAGACAAGTACAGACAATCGAAATCACAAATCGAAACGCACAACCTGCTCGACAGGCTAATGAAATCAGTACCAGGCTCGCATCAAAACAACAATCCGACGAAACACTGAACTACAACTCTAATTTTTTGTTATAGTTCTAATCACTTACAACACAAGGACTAATCATGGAAGACTTTAAAACAATGGCAGAGGTCGCAATTCAGGGCGTGGAAGACGCGCGTAAACACTTGGTGTACTGCGATTACATAGCGTATTTGATTCAAAACAATTTGAAGTGTGAAGATTTAAAAGACATGTCGCTGCTGGCAAGCGTAGGCACCGCCCAGATGGATATGGATGCTGATGGATCGTTTCGCTCTACCAAACGCACAATTGGCGTCACTGATCGTCAAGGTAAGAAATACACAATTACTGTGGAGGCCGCATGAATAAGCAAGAGATCGATAAGATGATGCGCAAAGGTCACGAGCCTCTGTGGAAAAACATTCTGGGGGCGATTGGTTTTGCACTATGCATGATCTCGCTGATGTTCATGCCCGAGCTCGATTACAAGCCAAAATACAACTGCGAGTTGGCAGAAATTTCACCAGACTTCACCCCACGCATGCGCGCAGAGTGCCGTTGGAAACGTTTCCACGAGGAAAATCATGGTAACCAAAAGTAAAGCGCCAGTGAAAGCCTCCAAGGTCGTGACAACCCCTTCAAAACCGCCTAAAACGCGCATGGCGCGCGCAATAGAGCCAAAGGTAGACGAACCTACATATCACATGCCCGTAGAGGTCAGAGACTGGATAGAACGCACCACAAGCATGATGAACCACCAAAAGGGTGAAATCGCAAGACTCAAGCAAGAGAACAAAGAGCTCAAAGCATATAAAGCATGGGCAACCCATAGGATTTTACGCAGTGACCAGGAGGAGTGATGAATAAAAATGTTTCATCCGAAATAGAAAAGGGAATCACCGAGATCGATACGATCATGAACGGGGCCATGCAAGACGCAGTAACGTATGGCGTTGGATTAGTGAGAATTACAACAAGCTCGGACGGCATGATTATTGGACGGGTAACACTAGAGGAGTATCCAATTCTCAAAGAATGGATTGATACGATACTGGAATCGGACCCACAATTCACAAAACCATGATCTGAAGTTACACTATGCCCGATGCGCTGAAAAGATCGCGCGAAAAGGGCATAGATTATGACCACACAGAAAGACAAAATACCATTACCAACAGGTAGACCAAGTACATATGATCCAGTAATCGCACGAAAGATGTGCGAACAACTGTCAGATGGAATCCCATTAAGACAAATATGCAGACAAGAGGGATTCCCCGCATGGAGAACTGTGTACGATTGGATGAGAAAAGACGCAGACCTTTCCACAGCAATCGCATGTGCGCGTGAAATTGGTCAGGACGCTATAGCAGAGGATATTTACCAGCTAATTGAGCAGCCGCCAGAGCGTATAGAAGATGAAAAAGGCTACAGCCGCATTGATAATGGTCATGTGCAATGGGTAAAGATGCAAAGCGAGATTAAGCTAAAGCTTTTGGCTAAATGGAATCCCAAGCGCTATGGCGATCGCGTAACTCACTCTGGTGATGATCAAAACCCAGTGGTTGTCGAGCAAAACGTCTCAGTGTTTGGTGAGCTCCTCAAGGCCCTGAAGATGGCGCGCCAGGCGGAATGAGTGCATTAACTGCCGTACTGGATGATGAGGAGGCTCTGAAAGAAGAGTTCATTAAGCTCACTCCAGTGCAGCAGGCGGTCGTTAACTGGCAGATCAAATGGTATAAGACCGCGCACAAGCACCAGATTGAGCCCTTAGGTTCATGGAATATATGGCTAATGCTTGCGGGCCGAGGAAGCGGTAAGACTCGAGCTGCCGCGGAAACGCTTTCCATGTGGGCATGGGAACAACCCGCAACAAGATGGCTGGTCGCCGCCCCCACTAGTGGTGACATCCGCGGCACCTGCTTTGAGGGTGATTCAGGGCTACTGTCGGTCATCCCGCCAATACTTGTATCCGACTATAACAAATCATTGCACGAGATAAAGCTGACCAATGGAAGCTTCATCAAAGGCATCCCAGCCTCAGAAAGCGATCGTTACCGCGGCGGACAATGGCATGGTGCATGGCTTGATGAGTTGGCTGCGTGGGACTACATCCAAGACTCGTGGGATCAAATCCAGTTTGCCGTTCGGTTAGGTAAACACACGCGCATCATTGTGACCACCACGCCCCGACCCAAGCCCCTAATCATGGATTTGGTTTCCAGAGAAGGTGACGACGTAGTCATTACTAAGGCGTCGACTTACTCTAATATAGCCAACCTCGCGCCATCATTCCAAAAGCAGATCCTGCAGTACGAGTCGACCAGGCTCGGCGATCAAGAGATCCATGGGCTGATCATCGATGCCGAGCAATACGGCATTGTGAAGCGCGACTGGTTTAGGTTGTGGCCCAACTCCAAGCCATTCCCCAAGCTCGAGTTCATCATCCAGAGCTATGACTGTGCCACGTCAGACAAGACGATCAATGATCCCACTGGAAGCATTTCCATGGCTTGCTTCAAGCCCGAGGATGGCGGTATGTCCGTCATGATCTTGGATTGCTGGCAAGAGCACTTGCAATACCCTGACTTGCGCCCAAAGGTAATCAATGAGTATGAGGTGGTGTATGGCGAGGGTAAGACACGCAAGCTTGTGGATCTGATCTTGGTTGAAGACAAGAGCGCAGGGATCTCGCTCATCCAAGACTTGCAGCGCGCGCACCTACCAGTGCATGCCTATAACCCCGGCAAAGCGGACAAGCTACAGCGCTTGTCGATCGTGGCAAACATCATCAAGGCGGGGCGCGTCTGGGTGCCAGAGAGCTCGAACCGCCCAGGCTTCGTGCGTGACTGGGCTGAAGGGATGGTGAGCCAGATCTGTGCCTTTCCTGAGACAACGCATGACGAGTTCGTGGATTGCATCAGCCAAGGGCTGCGATACCTGCGCGATGCTGGGTGGATATCGATCGACGCACCACCGCGCGAAGAGATTGAGCAAGAGGATATTACGGACGCTGAGATCTTTAACTCGAGGGCTCGCGTCAACCCTTATGCTGTTTAACTTGGAAACGTTTCCACTTCAAAGAGATTGGAAACGTTTCCACTTTGGAGGCAATGATGAGCAACGAGGTCTTATTCAATGGTGTCTACAATGGAAGTGTCCAAATGGTTAGGAACATCGACGGGGTCAGGATCACCACGGGAGCCGATCGGTTTGAGATCAACGTGCTGCCTCACACGGAAATCTGGGAGCAAACCGTTGTCCAGCAACTCAGGATATGGGTTAGAGATCGCAAAGCCAAAGAGGACTTGCGTGAGCCTAGCAATCTGCCAGGGTGATGGTCGTTGCGACGATTGTAAATGGATAGGATAATGACAAGATGAAAAAGCCAAACCAGCACTTTATGCAAAAGAAAGCCGATGGTGGCAACGTACAAGGACAGACCATGGATCAACCATTGTTATCGCAATATCGCATGGAAGTCGCAAAGCATGCCAACCCTGATGTGATGGATGACATCGGCGTGGAAGAAGCCTTGGATATGCATCCAAAGGTATTCATGAATCCCAATGCGAGCAAGTCAGGCATGCCAGATGTTGGTGGCGTGGCTACTTCGGGTGGATTGCCTATTGGTGGCGTAGATCAAAACGCACAACAGCCTGGTCAACAGTTGACAGCTCCGCCCCCAACTCAGGGTGGATTACCAACACAGCAGCCGCAACAAGGTCAGCA